GCTAACGGAGGTGCTAATGCTAACGGAGGTGCTAATGCTAACGGAGGTGCTAATGCTAACGGAGGTGCTAATGCTAACGGAGGTGCTAATGCTAACGGAGGTGCTAATGCTAACGGAGGTGCTAATGCTAACACTAGTTGGGGATTGAAGTATGAGAGTATTGCTTCTGATATCTATTCTAAATTGAATAAGAAAAAGGTGTACAATCTTGGTTTTCTAACACACGACACATTCAGTTGGTTAGGTGCAAGTCCTGATGGTTTGATTGAAGATGGTCGACTTTTGGAGATTAAGTGTGTGGTAAACAGGACTATCGATTCGGAGAGGATGCCTTACTACTATTGGATTCAGGTTCAGATTCAGATGGAAGTTGCAGATGTCGATGAATGTGATTTCTTTCAATGTAAGTTTGTTGAGTATGAATCAGAGGAAGCAATGAAAGCAGATGTTCTTACACCTGATATATTCAAGGGTATTGGAGATAATGCATTCTATTGGAAATTGGAAAAGTGTACATGCAAAACAGTTGTGAGAGATAAGAATTGGTTCAATGTACACTTACCTGCACTTCTTCAGTTTTACAAGGATATGCTTCATTATCGCGAAGTTGGATTACCAGATGATGAGGAGAGGGAGAGATCTGGTTCAGGAGATAGTGTAGTGAGTGTTTACAATCGTACTAGATTGGGTACGTCTAGGAACTATGTCAATCACAATTGGAATGATTGGGTTTCAGCAACAGATATTAAGAATTACATTATGGATGATCCAATTCTTGATTGGTACAATTTGTATGCGAATTGCAATGGCATCTATCCGGACAAGTCAAAGAGTAACTACAATTTTAATGAGTTCATTATGAGTAAGGGTTTGGAGTTTGAGAAATCGGTATTGAGTAATCTTGAGAAGAGATTTGGACCATCACTTGTTAAAGTTGCAAATATCTATGAGGGTCATTCGATTAAGAAGTTCAGGGAAACCGTTGAGTGTATGGAGAGAGGTGTTCCAATGATATCAAATGCGATTTTGCACAATGCGACTGACAACACTTTTGGAATTGCTGATCTTATTGTTAGATCTGATTATATTAATAAGATTGTTTCGACTGAAGTGTTAAATTCAACCGAACGAGTAAAGGGATGTAAGTTCAGTAGAGATTGGCACTACAGAGTCATCGATTTCAAGTTCACAACATTGGATCTCTTCAAGAGTTCCGATAGTGTTCGTAGCAAGGGGAATATTAAGGCTTATAAGTCACAGGTCATTATCTATAATAAGGCTTTGGGACATATTCAAAGTTATACTCCTAGTGATTGTTACTTGCTTGGAAGGAGAGTGAAGAAATGTGGAAAGAAGTATGGAACTTTTCATAAATTAGGAGTTGTGAGTATGAGTGACAGGAACATGTTGGATAAGGTTAATGATGCGGTCAAGTGGGTTAGGGAGTTGCGAAATAATGGTGCATCATGGGAGCTTGGACAGAGATCGGAGTTGAAACCAAATATGTGTAATAAGAACGATTATCCGTGGCATAGTGCGAAGAAGAAGTTGGCAGATGAGATTAAGGAGTTAACACAGGTTTGGAATATTGGGATAAATGATAGGAAGGTGTTGAATGGTTTGGGGGTGAGCAATTCAGATGGAATCTCTATGAGGGTGAATACATTGAGAAAGAAGAGAAAGTATTGTGAGACTATCGATTCTATTGTGAATGTGAATAGAAGTGAATCGGACACTATCTTCATGCCAGATGAGTACGATTTGACAAAGATTGGTTTGGATAAAAAGGAGGATGTTGTTGAGTTCTATGTGGATTTTGAAACAACGAACAATTTGAACGATTCATTCGATTCTGTTGTTAATTATAGAGATGGAAATAATCAAGAGTTGGGTGATGTTTATGAGAATGTCATCTATATGATCGGTATTGGATGGATTGATAAAGAAACAGGAGAGTGGAAGTTTGAGAACTTTATTGTTAACAGATTGAGTCTATATGAAGAGAGGAAGATCATTAAGAAGTTCTTCGATATCTTGGATAAATATCCTAAGTACAAAGTTTATCATTGGAGTAATGCAGAGCCGATGCTTTTAAAGAAGGCATTGAAGAGAGTTGGAATGGAGAAAAATGTAAATTGGTTTGATCTTCTGAAGGTGTTCAAGAAGCTACCAATAACAGTGAGAGGAAGTTACTCGTTTGGTTTGAAGAGTGTTGCAAAGAGTATGTTTAAACATGGATTGATTAAGACAAATTGGGAGGATTCAAACATAGATGGGTTGGATGCTATGTTGGTATCTTGGTTTGCGGAGAATGAGTGTAGGAGTAATAACATTGATAAATTGAGTGATTACAAAGATATGGATGTGATTGTGAGGTACAATGAGATTGATTGTAAGGCGATGTGGGATATCTTGAAGTTTCTTCGTAATAAATGGACAAAATAAATAATGTGTTTTAATATATAGTAATGGATAGACCAATCCCATCAAGAGTGAAAGAGCAAGTTAATAGAGAAGATTACCATTTTCCGCGATCATTACCATCCACAATGCCAATGCCGATTGTGAATAAACATGAACTATATGATATTCAAAGTACAAAACAACAATCCAAAATTAGGAACAAAGGAATGTATCCCTCTCGTCCACCTCAAGCCACGCCTAAACTAGGAACACCAAGTTTTGATCAGCAACAACAAAACCAACACTATCAAGACCGCAATATTTTTAAAAAACCTGTTCAAAATTTCAAGTTCAAAGAGAATAATTTGAATTATAGATTGCAGAATTTCGTTAGTTTGAATAATTGTTTTGACAATTCGGAGATTAATAAGTTTTATGATTCAAAACCTATAGATACTCGAAGAGATCATTATGAAGAGACAAGGAATAGTGATGAGGAGAAGTTTATGGAGTTACAAGGTGGACCAATGTGTAATATCATGGATAATAAGGGAACGACAACTCGTAGTAAGAAACAGATAGTTAATAATTATTTGCCGATTGGTAGGAATTTAGCAGTACCACCAAGTGTGATTTAGAAATTATAATAGAAATTAAGTACTAACATAGTATCTTTTACACATTTCCAATATATCTTTTTCAACAATCTCGTTATTTTTTAGAAAATCGTCGAGATTACTAGTATTTACTGTTTCTAGAAGAGGTTTTCCATCAAGAAGTTGATACAATATTGCTAAATATAGTGGATACTCTGTTTTGATGTATTCTTTGTACAAATATTCTATGTTATTTTCACAATTTTCAAGAATTGTTAAAATCAATTTGAACGTTTCTAGTTGATCTTTACCATATATACAATGTTCATCTGATTGTAACAAGTGTTTGTATCTGAAATTATTTGGACCTAACATTAGTTCGTAAAAAGACGATAACGTTATAGGTATTATTCGGTTTCCTTGTATTCGTTTAAGAATTGAGTAGAAACTGTTTTCGCAGACAATTACTCTCTTTTTCGTATTCGTTAAGAGTATAAAGTATACTGACGTTAATATACTCTTATTTAGTGTTTGAGATATCATTGTTCATGGTGATTAATCAATTAATTACGATTTTATAAAATCAATTTTTTAGTAATTAAAGATCAATACTCCTAGGATATTTATCAATATCTCTTAGCTTTTCAATTGGAATATCCTTTTTGTGAATATAAATAACAGGCAGTCTTGATCTGACTTCTGCAAAATCACAATAGTAATCCTCGTCCATATCTCCCGGACATGTATAGTTACACGTTAAACATCTTTCACCATTATTATATATGTGATAACAACGGAATTCTTCAGGAGTTTTGTCTACACAGATACATTTATGTTCTTTGCAGACAACAACACAAACTTTAGATTTTGCTCTTGTTGTTTTCAATCCGCGTTTTTCACAATAAACGTAAACTGTTTTTCTTACATAACTGTTTCCACTGATTGCAAAAGCTTCTATTTCGTCATTTTCTAATTTTGAAATTTCGTTTAGAAAATAATAGTTATTCATAATAATTGTCCTCGACAATTTATTTCTAAACTAATAAAAAATCAATTTTTAGAAAAAAAATATATCAATATACTATATAATGAGTAAAACTTTCCCATTCCAAAGTGGTAGTTGCTTATGCAAAAGAAGTACTGATTATGATATGATTGGCGGAGGTGACGGACAATATGAGTGCGTTAAAGGTGCAAAAGTCATGATTCCAAAAGGATCTAGCAGAGTCATACCATCTGCTCCTTACGCAACAACCGTTTTGAACAGAACAAATGCAAAACAGTTTATGGATACTAACTTAGGAGTTGGTTACGCAACAACTGGTGGTGCAAAACATAATAACAGACATAACAAAAAGAAGAGACACAATAAGAAGACAAAGGGTAATAACGTTGAGGTTATCAAATTGCCAAACAAGAAGAAGATCGTTATGAGAAAGGGTGGTTTGCACAAGAGTTTGAAAGTTCCGGATGATTACAAGTTTAAGGATTCAACTATCTTGAGACTTGTTAAAGTAAAGAATGGAGATCGTTTCACATTCCGTAGTAAGAAGTTTGTTATGACTCCAGAGTTGAAACGTCAATTGAGTTTAGCAAAAGGATTCATGACCATGAGAAAGGACAAGAAGAGAAAGGAGAATAGAAACAACGGACGTAAGGTTGTTAAGATTGGAGGAAATGGTGCAACTCCATTGCCACAGAGATGGTACAATGCTGATGCTACCAAGATTGATTATGGAAAGTTATCTGGTGTTGGAGTACCAACTGCTTATGGTGCATCCAACCCAAGAAATGTTGGTATGGGTAATCTTGCTCCATTCAATGTTGCAAAGGGTGCTTCACCACTCTCCATGCAACAAACTGGTGGAGGTGGTGCAACACCATTACCACAGAGATGGTATAATCCTAATGCACCACAAAGAAACTATGGAAAGATGTCTGGTGTTGGTGTTCCAACTGCCTATGGTGCATCAAATCCAAGAAATGTTGGTATGGGTAATCTTGCCCCATTCAATGTTGCAAGAGGTGCTTCACCATTGTCCATGCAACAGACTGGAGGTAAAAGAAAGAAGACCAAAGGTGGTTTCACAAAGGTTGGATCTCAACCAGTAACCAATATTGTTAAGGGAATCCAAGGTGCTGTTGATGGAATTGTTAACAAATTCAATTCATTGAATCAGTCTATGGCTTCTTTTGACACAAAGGTTGCAAAGATGTTGAAACAGAGTGGTGGTTTGAAGATGGAAGGTGGACCAAATATGGACACTTACAACGGATCTTACAGTCCAAGATGGAGTTGTGGAACTCAAGCTGGAGGTAAAAAGAAGAAGACCACAAGCACCAAGAAGAAAACTGCGACAAAGAAGAAGACCACAAGCACCAAGAAGAAAACTGCGACAAAGAAGAAGACCACAAGCACTAAGAAGAGACCTTCCCCAACCAAGAGTGCAACTGAGTACAAGCTTGGAACTAAGAGAAAGGGAAATGATGGTAAGATGTGGAGAGTTATGAAGACAAAGGCTGGTGTTAAGAGATGGTGTAGAGTTGCAACAGCTGAGAAGAAAGTGTCTAAAAAAAAAACATCTCAAAAATGAAAGTTAAAAAGGGCGGTGCAAGTTCAGATTGGAAATCAACAGTAATGTCTAGAGGACCAGTTCAAGGTGCTGCGATTGCGAATATGCCAAAGGAGTTTTATAGACAGTTCACAAATAGTCAATACATTCCAAACAATCAGTTAGCATATTACGCTGCACCTAAATCTACAGGAATGATACCAAGATATCAGAACCCACCATATCCAATGCCTGCTAAACTACTCTAAGCAAACCTAGTCACAATTGGTTTCACTAATTTGAGCTAAAAAAGGGTCTAACTCCCAAAAAAACCCCTTTTAGAAAAAGGGTCTAACTCCCAAAAAAACCCCTTTTAGAAAAAGGGGCTAACTCCCAAAAAAAGTTAACTTAGTTAATGCGTAGGGTTGTTAAAAGTTTAAATTATTATAATAAAAATGTTATTATAATAATAAACATGCCTGTTGCTGATACAATTCATATCAAACCAACACAAGATTCACCTGATCATAAAGGGAGATTGCATCTCCCTTTTGAACCCTACGCGTAAACTAGGTTAACTTAAAAAGTGAAGCGTATAATTTACCATGAACGCACACGAACAAGTTATAGAAGATATACAATATTTATCTAAAATATGCAAAACAGAAGAATTCAAAGAAACAATAATGAGTTACACCTTTGAGAAATATTTCCAAAAAAGTAACTTAAATCCTTTTTTGGAATTGGCAATAACTTTATTTAAGAGTGCAATTTCATATCATTGGAATAAAGTTTAGAAGATTTATGGAATTAGTTTTTTGTAAAATTGGGATATAATTTTACCAAAAAGATGGGGAAAGTATTTTTGGGATTTAAACCCTTTTTTTAAAAGGGTTTTTAGAAATAATCAAATGTGGGATTGTAATCTTGTAATTGAGTATCATCATCTTCAATAACATCATACTCTTTCAGTTTGTCATTTGGTGTGGATATTGTTGATAAACCGTGTTTCTTGTTATAATCTATACAAATATCTCTCATTTTATGTATAAGTTCCAATAATATGGATTGTAAAACAGGGATTGATTTATTGAATATTATTGGGTTACCAATAACAGAGTGAATCATTGCAGCGTAACTGTTCATAGCGAGTTTGTAGAACATTTTTGCAACACTCAGGTTTTCGAATGGATTCTCTACACCTATCTTCATATCTTCATGTAATCCAATTACATAGTTACAATATCTTATACACTCTACATAGTTACCCATACACAACTGTGATAGGGATTTGACATTGTAAAATAGTTCGATAATTAATGAGTTGTAATGGAGGAACGATCTTTCCATTTCAGGTTTCATTAAAATATCGTGTGTGTTTAACTGAATTTTGAAACCACCATAATCGAAAACAATATCTTCTAAAAATTTGAGTTTAAGAGCATTATCCTCCATTAAATCAACTTCAGTGTTGTGATCATTTTGAACTAAGAAGTATACAATCGCTACAAAAAGGAGAAAACCGAATATCATTGACAATTTTATGTCCAAGTTTCTAAAAATAACGAAAAATACCAATAATAATATCAAGTAGAAGAAGACATTATATTTTGGTAGAACACTTATAGTGTTTATTAAATTTCCATCGCTTAGAGAAGATCTATCTAGTTTATTGGATGTTTTTGTAGCCATCTCATTCAAATTTGTTAAGAAACGTTTGAATATAATATTGATCATAACCTTAATATAAAAAATGATTTTTTTTTCACTTAAAATATAATAATCACTATAACATTATGGAATGTCCAGTATGTTTTGATAAGCAGTGGTTAGTTAGAACACCATGCAAACATTCAATATGTTTAAAATGTATCCTTGATTTGAGGAATAATGAGTGTCCATATTGTAGAAAGAAGGATATTTTTAATGATTTACCAGCAAATATCAAAATGTTAACAAAAATGTTTTCAGAAAAGAGTGGAAAAAAACAGGAGACGAAAGTGGTTAATATTGATAATTACTATGATTTCCCACCTCTAGGTAGCTGAAGCACCTGATGTAGCTGAATGCATCTTACAATTAATTATAAGATTTTATCTGGTATCTTGGTGGTGAGTAAATATGTAAAGAGGCAGCTACTTCATTTTCAACGTTGTTCACTTTGTGATAACATGATTTATTACAGATATATGCAACTTCATCTGAG